CTCCTCCATCCGCTGGAATCGGATATTCCAGCGTCGCAATACGTAGCAGTCCGACGAATTCGAGGTATATACCTCTTCGCTATGGCGATCGCCACGGCGTACTGAATTCGCTCGGTCTCCACGACGGTACATTGATATGTACCAAGTATCGCACTCAGAATGGATGGCTTTCCTTACATTGCTAACAAGCTTTTCGGGGAGATTCCACATCAGTGGAAGTCTCCGAGCTTGCTCGCGTAAGGCCAGCCAAGTCTTCGCTGACGTGCAGCTGCGGGTGTGGAATTTAACCACATCGATAGGAACACGACCGAGAGACCAACTGCCGCAGGATTCCCTCAAAAGGGTCCCTGAGGAGCAGGTCTTGTCGCGATTAACTATCATCCCGCACTTCTCAAGTTGGGTGCACAGATAGTCCGCCACATCCAGTGGTACGACCATATCGTCACCGAACACGCGCACGATCCTGCATTTCTGTCGACTCTTGGCGTCCGTAATAACTTGGGCGAATGCCCAAAATACGAGCGTCTCGAGGCAGAAACACAAGGCCGAGCCCATCGTTGCCAGGCATTTAACCTGGACTATGGACCGATCCGGAAGCTGGACGCTACCAGACCTATAACGTGTCAACAAGGACAGGACCTCCTTCGGGAAGAGCAATCTTCCCAACGCCAGAGACAAATTGTCCGAGGCGTCCTTTAGGTCAATCGTTGCACAAGCGAGATTTTTTGTAAGCTCGCTGTTCTTCGATTGATCCCTAAAGCTTATAGAGTTCCTTGTCAGGTAGTGGCCTTCTAGAATCCCCTCGAGTACTGTGCGTAAGCCCTGTTGGGCGAACTGCAGTTCTTTGGGTTCAATGCAAATGACCCGGAGACTTTTGAAGTCCTTTGGGACACAGCATAGTCGGGATATTCTCCCGATTTTTCTAGTCGGCCTACCCTCCCTTACACAGCATCCGCTCCTCCATTTGAAGAGGTCGGACTCTGCTCCGGGAAGGTACTCGAAAGACCACTTAGAAGGGCCTCTCTCTTTATCGAAGACGGCGCCCGGTCCATGCTTGCCAAAGGGAATGGACTCCCATTGCGCAAGTGCCGGGTGCAACTCGCCATCTTCCAGTAGCAGGTTACTCAAGAGGGTGCGAACCCTCCTAATAACCCAGCTATCAGCACGCACGACCGAGTTCTTCGTCATCCGTCCTGTAAAGGATAGAACAGCGTCGTTCTCGGTTTGCGTACATACTTCATCCTCCACTTTGGAGAACGCCAGAGTTATCTGGCGGATGGCCTGCATTGAGAACGCGAGTGTTTCCACTCCCGTCCGCTTCGCAGTCCTATCGAAGTAGGGAATACCCATGCTATCCCAGCCCGCTTTGAAAAGCGAGTTGAGGAACACGGGAAGGCGAGACTCTCCCATCAGGTCGAAACCTTTTGGGACTATCAATGCTTCTCCGGTGATCGCACTCCGCTCGGCCGCCTTCCCCAAAGTGGGAAGTATGGTCGTAACGAAGCGGTCTCCCTCATTTTCCACCCGATTAAGGATGTACTTGAGGTCCATCCGGAGATGCTTGATGAGTTCGTTCTCGTTCTCATCGAAGATGAGGACATCTGAACCGTCGGTCTTCTGACCTTCGGGTACAAGTGTCGAGAGAGAGCCTACTACATCAGCGAATATCGCTGTATAGAAGGTGGTTGTCAGTGACATTGCGGTCTCCTGGTTAAAGGTTTCCTCACTGTACCATAAACCTAGGGTTGAACCCAAGGCATGGCTTGGATAACCTCGCTGAGCCAACTCACCACACCCTGTAAGAGGTGTAAGAGTAGGTGGCGAAGTTTCTCCGCGTGATCCAAGATCACTGCAGCAGTATCAGGCTTCAGAAATCCCTTCCCTCGATGAGAGCTGTGCGGTTCACAGTTGTGGCCGCCATAGCAGTACAATCGTTAAGAAGAGAGGCCTGACATGCAAG